CCATATAAAAAGGCTATATCACTATCTAAAAGTACATTTTGATTTCTGACGGTGATAATCTTTTCTTCTACCTGATTGAATTTTACAATTTCTTCCATAATATTTTTTGCAGCAAAAGTAGCTAATTTCTATCAATAATAAAAAGCGGAAGTGGAACGGAAATGGGCGGGGGATTAATCGTCCCAATCGTCATAGTAATGAGGGTCGGATTTGGATAAAGGTTTATGTTTTTTGTAGCAGTATCCGCAAGGGGTTTTGCCCATATCTTCGGCTTCTCCCAATGTGACATATTCAATTTCGCCCCTGCACGATTCAAGCCCTTTGCATATATGAGAATGGAAACGGTGCGAATGATGACCGGTGCATATCATCACTTGGGCATTTTCATCCGTTGGAACTTCTTGCTTGGAGTTTCCGCAGGATGATAGGGTAATGAAACTGATAAGTATAAGTAAAATGATTTTATTCATCTTTATTTGTAAATACAGAAGATACTACAAGTAAATAGAATATCCAAAATACATTTAAGGTTTCAAATATTGCACCAAATATTGTTTTATCTGGAAATGTCCAAATCACCCTAAAACTACTTACGAAAAAGAAAAGTAATATTAAAAAAACAATAATTTTTTCTACTATATTACCCGATTTTAATTTGTAGGTTAACATGGTAAATATTGCAGGCAAAACGCCTATAATCGGAATCAATAAACCACCTAATACAAGAAGTATAAGCAACAACCAATACCACTTTAATAACATCACATAAGGAGTTAACCAATAAAAAAATAACCAAATAAGGTATCCTATAACTGCACTTAATGCAATAAACAAAACCGATTTCAAAAATTTCATAATATTATAATTTTATAGATATTCATGCGCCAAAAGATTAATTTATTTTGATTACATATACTGTTTTTCTTTATTTTTTAGGTTATCAATAATAATTATAAAAGCAATAATAATCATAGGTATTTGTGATACAATAGAAATCCAATTTTCTAATTTAGATAATACAATAATTATTGTTATTGAAATTACACATAGAACTATAAATAAAATGCAGATAATAACTCCTATTATCTTTTTATTAGTTGGAGCCATATATATTCCAAATTGATAAGTTGCAATTACAGAAATTACAGATGAAATTGTTTTATCAATCCAATAAAAAAAGGAACCTTCACTAATATCATCTATAATAGAATTTTTCCAACCCCAATCGAGTAAGTAATTACTTAACCAATTACTTACAAAACAAACAATAATTACCAATGGAAACAATCCAACCCAACGTAGAATATTAAATATTTTATTCTTTGTGTTATTTTCAATAGAGTTATCCATAGATATTATTAGTTCTTCATAAAAAATTATTTTTCTGCAAAAATAGTAAAATATATTTGCAAATTAAAATTTATGTGTATATTTGCAGCGTCAAATAATTTTTCTGGGCAGGTGATGCCCGATTTAAGGGCTTTTTTTATGCCTGTATTTTTTATAAGTTAAAAGAATTTGTAACGTGTACTTCCGTTCGGCTATTAGTATGTCGAAAACCAAATCAATGGTTATATTACCAGAAAGATTGTTTGACAGCGAGAAAGGCACGTTACTTTATTTAAAACTATTTTTATGTCAAACAATCGAAATGAATTGGTCACTTACTCCAACGACCAACTTGTAACCAACAGTCTTTTGGTTGCAGGAAAATTTAACAAACAACACAAAGATGTTATTCGTAGCATCAGGAATCTAATTGGGTCGGCGCAAAATTGCGCTCACCTCTTTGTTTCAACAACTTATTTTGATGAACAAAACAAGGAGTGTCCGATGTACATCATGGACCGAGACGGCTTTTCTTTGCTCGTCATGGGATTTACTGGAAAAGACGCTTTAAACTTCAAATTGGAGTTTATCGAAGCGTTTAACAAAATGGAAAAGCAGATGAAAGAGCAAGCCAAAGCCCTCACTCCTGCCGAAATGTTCCTGCAAAACGCTCAACTGATGGTCGAACACGACAAGCGTATTGCTAACGTAGAAAACGAGTTGCATGTTTTGAAATCAAAAACGGCAACAATCCCAGACTATTTTACAATAGTGGGTTACGGCACTTTGCATCACGTTTCGGTCAATCTGAGACAGGCATCTATTTTGGGACGCAGAGCATCGGAGCTTTGCAGGAAGCGCAATCTCTCTATGGACAGGATACCCGACCCTCGCTTTGGCGAAGTAAAGATGTATCCTCGCGAAGTATTGGAAGAAGTATTTGAACAACCACTAAATTAATTGCGTCATGAAAAAAGAAATTTATTTACCGGTAGACAATCTGTATGTCCGCTCGCTGCTCGACATTTTCAACGAATACATTATCAGGGATTTAGGATATGGCGTTTTATATCCTGAGTACTTTTTAGCCCCACGCATCAAAGCAGCAATAGACTTACACTCCAAAGAAAGGAAAGAGGCTCTTAGCGGGACAAAGATTTACGGAGCTAATAACTTGGATGGCTCAAATACGGAAATCGTGTTTGTGAATAAAAATGGAGACAGGATTAATCGGATAGACACGCTCAAAAATTATGTTTGAATCTAAACACGTATGTTAAGTTTAGGTTAAGATTACGTTAAAAGCCGGTTAAACGCCGGCTTTTTTATTGAACAATTACCCATTTTTAACAATACCTATACGATTAACTACTTCATCATATACTTCTTGAAAAATAACGGTTTTCAAATTTTCTTTTTCAGTCCAGAAGGTTATTTTGCAACCGGTACTTACATTTTCTACCGAAGCAATGTTGTTAATGTTCAATAGCGTTTTATCGCCAACCCGATTTGTTAATTCTATAAACTGTGTCATAATATTTTAATGATTGATTCATCCCGCTTTCCTCATATATCTTCCCGAATACTTCAAATACTTCTCCCTTGCCTCACGCCTTTCTTCTGCACTTGATTTATTATTACGTTCAAGCGGAGTAGAATAGAATATCGAAGGGCTGTGCTTCAAATCAAAGAAGCTCACGTTTTTTGACAGCCATTTTTTTCGCTTCATGCGCTCGATGTCATCCCTGTTTAACGAAACCAACTTTTCACCCACCGGAAGCTCAAGCAGCATAATGTGGTACTGTTTATTGAAAGCCTTTTGTTTAACATCGGCAAGCCGGATAGCAAGATTCATTTTCACACCCTGTCTTTTATAGAATAGCCAGTTGCCAAACCATACCCGAAACTCTTTATAATCTTGAATAATCTCCTTAAACATAAACTTTTTTTCTGCAAAAAAACACATTTAACGCCTTATACCGTGTAATAGAAATGAAAATCAAATGGAACTCTCCCCAACCGGTCGCTCCGGCTTATATTTTGGCACATCGTCCAATATCACCGGAACAGGTAAATCATAGCAAATATAGCAGCCTATCATCCGTGTCATCAAAATATCGTCATGCTTGCCGAGTTTAGCTCCGAAAGAGCCGTTTTTCTTTTGCTCATACACGCGAGCCTCATTCAACGCCTCGTGATTCCTTTCTTTATAGCCTTTCTCACGAAGTATAGCCACATAATTACCGATAATCATAGGCTTGGTACTCCTGTTTGTGTTAAATCCGTATTTAACCGGAATGCCGTCCTTAATCTTGTCCGCAGGCGTCCGGCTATACAGATTGTCGTAATACTCCGTAACCGTATCAAACACAAACTCCGAATCATCTTCCTTGTAATCAGAATCGTAGGTATTGCTTTCCACGACAAGTAGCGCATTATTGTAGAATTTAGCCACCTGAACGGCAATCCATACAGCAATATCCTTATCAATCCGCCCCCGCCATTCGGCGACAATTTCAGGAACTCCGCCATAAACCATCGGAAAGCGGTCGAATACCGTCATAACGCCCCAGTCTGCCGATTCCGATATTCCCTTCTGCGGATCGAACACAACCACATACCGGTCGGAAACTTTAATTTCCGAATCTGGAAACTCCCAAACCTTTAACTTATCACGTTCCGCTTTTTCAACATAGTCTTTACCGCCTGAAATAATGTCAGCCAACGCATCCCTGTCTTCTATAAAGCCCAAGTTTAAGAGGATGCCTTTTCTTCGATGCGGGTCTGTTTTCGCCAATGCCGGCGGACAATCCGATGCCAATATTCCAACAGCAACCGGCGGATTGCAATTCTTCCGTAGGGCTTCAATATCTTCGCTTCGGAACGCAGGCATCCCGCTGTCTTGAAAAGCCTCAATATCATCAAGCGGAAACTCCTGCTTCATAAACCGTTCATTCGGCATCGTTCCCGCTTTCAGTCTCCGCCAGTTCAAATTCTCAAGCGTACAGTCCGTGTGGTTGGCAAACGTGTTAAGCTCATAATCATTCATAGATTTTACAAAATCTTCCACACTCCCCCTTTTGCGCTTTCCGTTATGCAGGTAATAAAATCCGTTAAACTCCTTGCTGTAAATTTCAAGGTAATACCAAGGGACAAAGATATTTTCAAATACGGTTTCACCTTTTTTAGCTTTCTCCCAATGCTCGTAAAAGTAATCACCTATACCGTTTGCCGTAGTTTCCCTGCCTATCAAAGTATAAGGTTCTTCCGGTATGGAGCTTGTAATAGTCGCTTCTGTCAGTTGCGGATTGTTGTTTTCGGTATCCGGGTAGTAAGCCATCTCCGAAAGGTGCGCCATTTTCACGTCATCCGAACGAACAGAATCCGGCTCTATGGCAGTGCCGACAGTTATTAAACATCCACGCTCCGGCACTTGCTTGATATTTTGTGTATTCTTGTAATTCCGTATCGTGTATTTTACGCCGTCAATCGGGATAAGATTCTCTATTGCTCTTTCGTACATAGCACGTATTCTGATAGCGGCATCTTTAATATGGGCGCAAACAACGCTGTTCCAATTCAACCGGTGATAAGTCTGTATCCAGTTCATGTAGATTTGGATTAAAGTAGAGCCGCCTACCTGTCGTGATTTAAGGTAATTGAATCGTATAGGCAGTCCGGTAATCCGCATACTTTCCAAAACAGGCAGCAGCTTTTCCCGCTGCGGGCGGTTTAATTTGAATGGAATATCGGATGCGGTTATCTTATCCCTTATGATAATGCACGAAATACAGTAATATTCAAAATCATACTTTGCCCTCAAACTACAAAAAGAAATCCAAAAGCTAAACATATTTTCTGGAGTACATTTTTCTTTGTTTGCTTCAAACAAATTTTTTATCGACTTGTGTTTTTTCAATAGCTTACATACCTTTTCTTCCATCATTAGCTTTGGCAGATATAAAACAGGAAAGGGAGCATCCTCAATTTTCAGACACACCCTTTCGCCGAAACAACCCTCACCTGTCTTTTGGTCGTATGGCTTGCTTAAAATTCTTTTTCTTTTTAAGTTTTCATTGATTATTGAATCAATGTGTATCATTTTTACTGCATTTTTATTAAAAAAACCGCCCCATTCTCACGAACCGGACGGGGAAATTATTAACTTAACTATTGATTTATGAAAAAAAGCGTTTAATTCTACAATCTTGATAATCTCTCATCCAAACATTTAAGATAAGTGTTCATGGCACTACTTTGAATGTTTAAAAGCGATTTTTGAATTGGATCGATTTCATTTACTTTTTCACTCAGAAGAAAATTGTCTAACTTGTCTAATCTACTTACAAGTTCATCTCGTTCGGTTTCTAACCGTTGTTTAAAATCGTTCATAATTTTATAGGGTTTTATTAAGCCCGCCCAGAGCTGTTTTATATTTTAAAAAATTTATTTTTTATAGCTAAAAATATTCCAATACATATTATAATAGCTCCGATAATGAAATACCATTTGTATCGTTGCCAGAACGATTGCGTAACCGTTACCGTTTTTTCTTCTCTTTGAATATTTGAGCTACTATCTTTCTGAATATTGGTCATTGAGCTACTTTTTTCTTCAACAATTCCGTTTTGCAGTTGGTTAATTTTCGTAACCGACCCGCCAATGCTTTTGACGATTCCGATGTCTGAAAATGGCTCGTTATTTTCACGCATCTTTGCAAGAATCTTATCGTAGTCGCTAATTTCATCCGGTTTGAAAAATTCAACCGAATAAGCATTCGTCTCGGCATTAGATACTTTCGTTGTATCAATACTTATTGTTGTTTGGCTTAAAGTATTTTCGGATATTTTTTCATTCAAATGCTGCATTTCCTTCAACTGTGTTTGCTTTTTTACCGTAGAACAACTGGTAAGCATGAAAATGATTTCAAAGATAGCTATCACTACCAAAAATACAAATACTATATCTATTTTATCTCTTTTCATTGATTTTCATTTAAGTTCATTATCGCTTCTCTTGCCTGTAACCAACGTTTATACCGGTCGTCCCACCCATTATAACCGCCATTTATGAGTAAAGTGATTCGGCGGAAATTAATACTGTCCTGAATAAACAGGATACGCAGACTGTCAGCCCTCATTTTTGCAAGTAATACGCTATCCTCGTATGCCTTTACTTTTTTTAATATCGCACTATCCGGCATTTGTAAAGATACCGTATAGGTAGTATCTTTTACGAGACTATCTCCAAATTGCGTTTCGACGGTTTTTCCGCTTTCTCCATGCGTAATAATCACTGACCTGTTATTTTTAGGAGTACAGCTCGCCAAGAAAAGAATAACGCTTATAATAAAGCAAATAAATAAATATTTTTTCATCCTGCAATTTTATTTAATCCTGCATTATTCCAATACCAACAGGCAGATTTTACCGCCCACTCCGGCTGCTGCAATAATTCAGGATGAGTTACGCAATCAATACCTGTACCGTTTTTACAGGCAATATAGTTAGTTTTACCGGTAATCTGAATCAATCCTTGTCCACGATATTTCCAGCCATCACCGCTCGCTTCATTTCCGTTACCCATGCGATTAGCATAAACTCTGTTCGCTATTCTTTGGGGATTATTTGCATATTGAGCCGCAGTAGCGGATGTAAAATACTTTGGAAAAACTTGCAGTAAACGAGAAGCCGAATAATTTAGATTCTCTGCAACAACGGATAACCTGCTCGATTCATGCCCAACTTGCGCCAAAAAGGCAGCTACTTGTTTATCAGAAACAATACCGTATTGTGTCATGTATTTTTTAAGAAATGGCAAATACTTTGTTCTGATTACCGATGTAGAATCCGGTATTGCCGCTTTCAATATATTATCAGTCAGTTCCATTATTTCTGCATATTTTTATAAAAGTCATTCAGTATCTCATTAAAGATAATTGTAAGTTCATCTAACGACTTTTGAAGTGAATATTTTTTTGCATAAATGCAATCCATAGATGCCTTAGATACTTTTTCTACCCAATTTGCATCAGAATAAAAAGTCAAAGGTTTTCCTTTGTATGAAAAAAGTTCAAACGTACTGTTCCGGCTGTCATGCAGATTTTGAACAAGCGAATACACTTTTTTCAATACGTGGTCTCTATCCTCAATATTGTTTTCTGATTTTATCTTGTCAATTTCAAAAACCAAAATATATTTACAGTTATCAATGGATGACCTTCCATATTGCTTGACCTGCTCTAATGTTTCATCTTTTAATGAATCTACAACCGTCCCAAGCATTGTAATCATTTGCTGCTCAAGTTTTAGAATTTCCTTTAAAGTAGTTTTATTGCCTATTACTGTTGAAATAAAGAAAATAGCCGTTACGATAAGGTAAAAGGCAGTAGTGATAGCCATAAATCCAAATTCTGATATTCCTTTGGCTATCTCTACCGAATGAGTCGGGTCGAATTGTGTCTGCAAAAAAATCATTCTTTTGTCTTTTCGTAAAGAATTTTTGCCAAACTGTCTGCTCTCGCTTTCAAATCCTTACTCTCATTGTCAAAACTTGCAGGGTCATTGTCGTGGATGTGCTCCAATTTGATTTTTGTATCAATTAGTATTTCTTTCTGGCTTGGCGGTGGAGTAGTATCGCCAAGATGAAACATAAGAGCCATTAACCAGATAACAATACCGCCTACAACAGAACCGAAAATCGTCCAGACGGCATCACGCAAATCAAAGGTACCGGGAATTACCCCATGTCTTTTCGCCCATGCAGAATGAGAAATACCGTTTTCGCTATCCCAAACAAATTCTTTTACTAATCCGATAACTGCTCCAAAGAAAGCAGCTCCCAAAACTATTTGAAATTTAGGAATAATCCAAAAATCAGACGCCCAAGTTGGATTATTATTCAATATCCAAATTATTAAAATTGCACCTGCAATTCCGACAAATGCACCAACAATGAAATGCAGCAACTTGTCTTTTCCTGTTTTTTCTATTAAATTAATCATAATTAGTTATTTTTAAAATTTATATTGCTTAAAAAATAAAATACTTTTCCCATGAAGAAAAGCAATACCAGAATGATATTCCATACCGGAATAAATGAAACCTTGTTTTTTTCTATAAGAAAATATGACAATATACATGGCAGTATATAGCCAAAAAATATCCATAAAAGGATGACTAAAATTGTGTTCATAATTTTTTTATTTTATTCTATTTCTAACCAAAAAAAATAATATTTATATCTTACCAATATTTTGTAAATTGATGATGAATCAAGTTCATAATAATCAATAAAATGTCCGTCAAATTGACAGCTAAATGTGTTGATATTATCCAAATAACAAAATACAATTGGATAAATATCCTGCAGCCGTATTAATTCTGTTGTAGAAACAAAACGGTCAGAATCTGAATCATATGAACTCGTTATATATACACCAGCCAATCCAGTATTACTAACATTATCTAATTGCGCATCCGCATAAATAGTATATGTTCCATTGCCATTATCGTCTAAAAAAAGTCTCAAAGATAACCTTCCTTTTTTAATTGATGCAATTTCACCAAATTTAGTTGGCACACCATTTTCATCACGTTCAATATTTCCTAAAATCCTCACCGGCGCAGAGCTACCGCCGTTGTTTTCGGATGACGAGCCACCCATCTTAAAATTTCCGACAAAGGAATTAAGCTCCTGAACGGCGGTTTCTGGTGTATAGCTACTTCCACTAACGCCGTTAATCTCTACATTTTCCAATAAATCCGAAAAACTACGATAAGCCCCAGATACTTTTGGTGAAATTGTTATCATTCCGCTTTCACCTACCGATGCAAAAAAAATAGCAGCTACATTCACGTCAATTGAATTTTGTCTGATTCGGATATTAAAATCATCTATCTGATCTATTTTTAACATAACTGTTTGTTTTTAAATTAGTTAATTTAATATTTTTATGAGGATGCCAGATTTGACATCCTCAAATTGTTAATTACTTAATTGGACTTCCGCTGCCATCTACTACGGTAATACCAGAGTTAGTAGTTATCCACTCGAATAACTTTTGCGCATGTTGAAGTTGCTCTTCAATCGTTTCATTACCTTTTGGGCTCATTGAAACGCACCACTGACGAAGTTGAACTTCTTGGTTGTTTACTGTTGCTGTTTGTGCCATAATTTTTTAATTATTTAATTGTTAATACTATATTTTATATTGGTACTACTTTACTCATTAACGGATTCCATTCAGGGAAATTCGTGCTGTCATACTGGTTTATTACCGCCTGTTTCATGTGTATTTTGAAATTAGCCGACATTCCAGAAAATGAACCTGAAACATGCGGCAATATATTTCCGTAATACCATAAATTATCCGTTGTATTTGCATTTGTTGTAAATGAGGATGGCATTGAATTAATATCAATATTATTACCTGAATTTTCATCACCAAAATAAATGTTATTATGCAGAGTTGTCAAATTGGCAAAATTTCCTACCAAACTTACAGATGTTCCTGTTCTGCTTAATTTAGATACTTTAAATGTCCTTATTCCTGAATTGTTGAAAGATGCACCACCTAAATTATCCAAAGTGTCAAATTCCAAATCTACTGCCATGTGAATTGTACCATAAAAAGCGCCTGTACCTATTGAAGTTATAGTTTTTGGACATGAAAAATCTACCAAATTAGAACATCCGTTAAAAACATTATCTCCAATTGTTGTAATTGAACTGCTCAATCTACACTTTGTTAATGATGTACACGTTTTGAACATTTGTAAATTAATTGTTGTGATAGGGCATGTATCTTCAAAAATAACTGTTCGTATGCTCGTGCCTTCAAATATAGAACCGGACAAGCTATTAATAGCCTTAAATACGATGTCCGATGCTAACTTCGTTGCTTTATAAAATGCAGTAGTTCCTATACTTATTAAATTTTCTGAAAATTTTACTTCTCCCAAATTAGTCTGTGCGCTAAATGCGTTATTTCCGATTGTCAACCCACCGTTGTTCATTCTGAAATTAGTAGCAATTGCAGGAAATTGTACATTTGCCTGATACAAATTATTAGGTATATCTGTTATTTCATTAATTTTTATAGTATATTTTCCGTCAGCGGCGTATGTGTGATATAACCTTGTTGCGACAGTAAGCGGCGGCAATACCGGACTTCCATCTCCCCAATTTATTGATGAATTTACAGGTAATAATAAACTTATAGTTAACGGAGTTGCATAAGAAGATACAGGCTGTAATGTCGTATCTATATCCACTTCCAATATCGGAATTATTCTTGGCTGATTGACAGTCAACGTAGCATAAGAAGGATAATTATCTAATTTTACGGTAATATCGGCTGTTCTTATTGGTTCGTCGAAAGGACTCGTATTAGCATTTGCTGTCAACGTGAATCCGGTTTCTGTTTTATTGGAAACAGTAAGCCACGAAGGTATGCCGATAATTGAGTAAGATTTATCTTCTGTTCCTGTGATTGCTACTTCTATATCTATGCTTTCGCCATCCTCTCTTATATTAACAATTTTAGGAAATACGGATATTTTAGCGCTTGGCCATATTTGAATACCTCCGAGATAAGCTGCTTTATATCCGTAAATATCTTTTATCGGTGATAAAAAAGAAATCATGCAGGGTCTTCTTTGATAAGATAAAGCGTGTCATCATCTTTAGGGTCAATAGAATTAAAATCAGTTTCATATCCGCGCCAAATTGTCAAATCGGATTGCCCATTTATTACGGATACAGTTACAGTAGGTATTTCTGGAGCTTCTGGAATTACCGGTTTATTTTTAATGTAATCAACTGCTTGTTCATCTTCCTGTTTCCAGTCAGATTGTTTTTGTGCGTCTGGAATAGTTGGTTTATCGGAAATATTATCCCAAGTTAAATCTTCCGAAGTCAAACCAATTTTTTTCCATTCCTTATTTTTGAAATCCCAACCGTAAAAGCAAAACTTTTTAATAACAAAGGCATACGCTCCAGATTCCAAACCGTCCTTATATCGTTCATATAACTGAGATACTTCAAAAACAGGAGCTTTCATGTATCGTAAAGCCGGAAATTTCTTTACGAAATTCCAGAACGATGAATCTATATTTGTTTCTTTACAATTCATATTTTATTATTGTTTTACAGTTACATTTGTACCTCTTACCGACTTTAATCCGGGAAACATTTCAATTGCCCTTTGTTCCAAAGCCTTTGCTATATCGTATTTTTCAAATAAGGTAAATACTGTACTTGCCGATAAATAAGCCATTATCTCAATAACCTGCTGATTCAAATGCAATTCCTCATCCAATTCACATTCTGTTAAAGGTTTACATACAGGCAAGTAGATTGCTTCTTCTATTTCGTGTTTATCAAGCCCTCTGGGAAGAGAATAATAATTTAACACCTGTGTTACATCTCCTTCGATTACCCTGTTTGATATAGTACATACAGGGCGTATTTCACTTCCGCGTGTATATTCGTTTGATTGAATAGAGGAAGTACGTTCATTTTCAATTGCAGCTTCGTATGCAGCCTTTCGCCAACCATGCATCTTAAAACCTGTAAGCAGGTAAAAATATTTGGGAAGAATCACACAGCCTGTTCCTTTGGGAAAGTCGGGGATAATAGTAGCATTCGCAAATGATTCATTTCTAAACCACATTCTCGGCATTACTCCTACACATCTGCGCCAAGCATCAACGAAACTACCTTCAATGTATCTGTCTACTTGCGCCGTATCTGCTCCAATAAAAGAGTTGCCTGCCAAATCCATTAATCCGGCTTCATTCATTATCAATAATACGCGCTTGATGTAACTCTCTTTTGTCATTGCCTGTTTATTAAAAAGGCTGTCAGCGCCTGTAACTGACAACTAACAGCCTCATTTTTAAGAAGAATTTTTAATTACTCCAATAGAAGATTAGGGAACGATACACCCAATTCTTTAGCAACCGTTAAAACGGCATCTTTACTTTTCAACTTGGAATGATGAACTTTGTAAGGTTCACCTCTGAGAACGGCAACCGCTTCGTTTAAATCGGTTACATCGGGAAATTCTTTTGGGTCTATTTCCGGCTTGACCTCATCGCTTTTATTGTCGGATGAAAAAATACCGATTCTTCCTTCAGTAAAATTCGAATCTTTTTCAATAGCATCCTGAATTTGCTTGTTTGAAGTAGCAAAATCAATTTGATCTCCGGAGAAAGAAACCCAATGAACTTTATTTTCTACCTTAACCGGAAATGTATAAGTAATTCCGGTTAAGGATATATACGTTTTTATAGCCATTGCTGTTATTTTTAGCTAAGTGAAACCCTTGAATGTGCATTCGGATTCTTCAAAACCAATCCGCAAATTTCCATGAGCATCCTTCCATCCGCATCAGAATCACCTGAAGCGCGGAAGTCAAATTCATTCACTCGCCAGCCCATTGTCCATTTACGTAAGAAATCAGCATCTAACACAAACGCCTTATCTGCCATCCCAATATCATCGAGCGACTGGTCATGCACGATAAGCAAAGTACCGAATTTGGATACTATTTGACTTACTTCGATTCCATAAGCCTGCATCTTTGTTCCTTCTCGAATGATGCGGTTGTATTCTACTTTTTCAAGTTCCTCTATAACATCGCTACCGCAAATCATCAATTTCTTTTTTCCTGAATTATTTCCGGTAAATGAATGTTTCATCAAAGCAACCATTCCGTCTATAGTTATACCAACTCCGCCAAAAGTAAAATCTTTCCCTGCTTGCGTCCATACGCCTCTGGTAAAATATACATCTTCTGCTTTCTTATTATGCGCATTTTTAACTTTGATACGATTTAATACGCCCAACCAGTAAGTAACATTCTGTACGCGCTTCATGTCGAAAATAGCTTCTTCTTCCGCATCGGTAAAATTCCAGTCCACTTCTTTATCGGCTCGTTGAAATAACGTTGACATCTCAACTTGCGCCATAAATTTTTGAAGATACTGATTCCAGTCCGTAGGAACGCCGCTGTAAGCATCTGTCTGTATCTGTAACTCTGAACCGGCACGTCCGGCACGAACAAGTTTTGTGTTCACCGGAATAGCAGGAATAGTTTTGGTAGCTCCTGCTCCCTGTCCATTAACCGCTACGACAAGTGGTTGATTAGCGGTATCTTTTCCTACAACATACAGCATCAAATCGTTTTCGGTATCTACTGTTACGCCATCTGGCTTATATCCACTAACTCCTTTTACAATAATAGTTTGCTCGCAGGCAAATATTCCATTGTTCGATGTTGCCAATGCGGTTTGCTGTGACCCCGCTGCTACTGCTGTTTTCAATGTTGCCGACAAATCAATAACATCAATTGCGTAATGCCTTACAGTTTGATTGTTACTTTGTTTCGTATCGCTTGCGTGCCTTGATATGGTATCTAAGACAACGTCATACGGTCGAATCTTGGTAACTTTGTCGTCGATTGTATCAAGGAGCAAATGAACAGAATCCACTCGGGTATTCGTTATAGTAACCGCACCGGATCTGTCACTGTCTATTCTTACCGCTCCGCCATCGGGCGGGTTTACTACATCGGCTGTCATAGCGCTTGCATCATAAACGCCAAAAACGGAACACAAAAGCATGATTATCATCAATAACAATCCGCTATCCTTAAATTTTAAAAATTTCTTTTTCATTTTTTTTAATTATTTATTGGTTATACTTTTTCTTCTTGAAACGCGTCGTAAAAACTTCCTTTTCTGGAAGGAGACCGCTTTGGAGTAGACCCCTGTCCTGTTCCTTTACCGAAATCAGGAACGGAATTTTGTTGTGTCTTTTCCTTCATTTTTGCTTCGGCAACAGTGTTTTTTCCTTCCACAAAGCCGGTATCTGCAGCTTCCTGTACATCCTTTTCGTAGTTCAATCCCTTATAGACCATGTCGATTAATTCTTTTGGAATAGACCCCATAAGAATATTATCGGCAAGTTGCATAATTCCGCTGTGAACCTCGCCAATTTGTACATCCGACAATGAATTTTCTTTTCCGTATTCGGCAAGCGTTTTGTTGTACTCAGCTATATTTTTCATTGCCTGCGCCTGTTCCTTTTGGCTATTGGCTAATTGAGTAAGATGATCCTGATAGCCTTTTTCAAATTCGTCCAAAGCATCGCCTTCCAAATCAAACGGCTCTTTTCCATAAACAGCAGCTACCGCATAAGGAAATGATTTAGGTTTATCTCCGGCTATCATGGATAATACAGCTCCCAATTTCGGGTCTTTAGACACAAGTTCAGCAAGCCTTGTATTAGCTCCATTCAAATCATTATACCTGCCTTCCAGTTCTGAATACCTTTTATTGGAAAAGTCGTGCAGGGAATTGTCATCCGGTTCGGCGCTTTCTGGATTAGACGCTTTATATGCTGCCAATAAGGCTTCCCTTCCTGTGGGTTCTACCTGTTCGTTTTTTACTTCTTCGTCCATATCATTTATTTTATGAATGTAAATTATGCAACAAAAGAATAAAATAAATAGCCGTTTATATGTAATAGAAATGAAAAACAAGAAGTATGTAGAAAAATTTTTTTCAATGTTCAAAACTTTTATTATAATCATAGCTTTAATTACCTTAATATCTTGTATTTTTGCATAAAATATGTTTAAGAGTAAACATTTGTATATATGGCGCTGTATTATCAAAAAGAAAGGGATAAAGATTTTTTTGAAATATGTGAATCCATTCGCAGAGAAAACTATCCTGATTATGTTTCCGTAAAAAATATTGCCAAACTTGCAATTCAAAAAGAAGCACAATCTTTTTATCTGAATACGGATATTTACGCACGAATAATCAATAAGGTAAGATGCGGTTGCTTGAGTAAAATAAGAAACAAAGTAAAAAGGAAACTGTATCTTGAAATATGGAAAAGATACATTCAGGTTAAGCGTCAAAACCCCAAATACAATTCTATGGATTGCGCAAGGATTATCTCCGAACAAAGCGCGCCTCGATTTTATATTGATGAAAAACATGCCGTTAATCTGTATTACAAACTCCTGAAAGATAACCCAAAATGAAATACCTGTTTGTCCTTATATTTATTATTGTCTTTATCTTCTTTGACAAGTCTATTGGATACACAGACACTTCGCCTGTTTGGACACACTTTACTTACATGTTCCAACATGCAAACATTGTTCACTTGGTAATCAATTCGCTTGCTTTTATCGGTATGTTCAGGGTTTTGGAAAAATCAATCAACAAATATGTTCTTGCAGCAATTATTTTGTCAATCGGATTTATCGTCTCGTTCCTTTCCATGCACAAAATTCCAACGGTCGGAATATCTGGAGCGGTTTATGCAATGGTCGGGATATATTTGGCGATGATACTGACAAAAAAGTTGATTATAAAAGACAGAAGAAAGCTGTATATTTTTATCGCTTCGGTTATTTTATGTTTGACTGTTAGTTTTTTTAAGACGAATAGTAATTACGGATTGCACCTTTTATGTTTGGAGTTTAGTTTTAGTGGATTAGTGTGGATTGAAATTTTCAAATCTCCCAAAACCCCTGCGAATGTCGAATAGGTTTTGTTCGCTTATTCAACATTGTTTTTGCTTCGTCAAGTACCAAAGTTGCTCGTTGCAGATAAACAGACGCTTCTCCGGACAGTTTTGTTTCTAACCAACGATACATGATATAAGCCGTTAAAAACTCTTTGACCTTTATATCTACCGGCTTGTACAGGTGATAATTCCAGTCATCCGGCATAACCAAGTGAAAAATATAATCCCTGTTCTCATAAAAATCTTGAGTCTCGAAGTAATCCGCATCGACAGGTACATCTTTCATGTAAGCCGACAATGCCGCCGAAACTTCTGCCTGCGCTTCAAAAAACAGTTGTCGGAACAGCCGTAAATATTCTTCATCGAAAACAATTTGTTCAAACAGCGCTTCACCGTTTGGGTCGAATTTACGCTCGGCAAGCAAAGATGCTTCCTGTTTGACCGATGCAAAAATATTATCGTGAGAATATATGAATGTAATTGGTTTCATGCGATTTTATTTTGTTGATTCAACATCCTTTGAACTATGGGATTTGTATTCTGACTGATTTGCTGCTGAATATTTGGGTCAATCATTCCGCCTTGTTGCATGTTAGGCATCAGACCGCCTTGCATCATTGCAGTTTGCGCATCCTGTTGCTGTTGTTGTCTCGCATTGATTGACTGCAACAATTTATCTG